GATCCTAATAAATATGTCAGGGCTCTATTCACAATGGATGTAGATTGACCGACGAAACATTTAAAGGCATTATGAGTCTAATCATATTGGTGACTATCTTTGGTATGATAGCACTGGCAACCAACTTGACATATTCGGTGTTTCTTTTTCTCTCTATTACGGGACTTATGTTTTGGGTAATCTAAACATTTCATCTCAAAACACAAAGTCTTCAATGCCAGAAACAGGACGAACCTATGTGTGGGTGGAAATGAGCGAAACGTGGGTAGATGTTAGTCCTAAAGAAAAAGACCTAGTAACTTTCATTAAAATAGTAAAAGAGGAAAAAGATGACTGAATCAGTCTCCAAAATCGTAGAGCATGGCTTCTACGCTGGCATATACTGGAGAGAACACTTCTTTTATAAGAAGGGTGATTTTCATAAAGGACATACGCATGAAATAGATCATGCTACCCTCATAGTCAAAGGTTCTGTATTAGTCGAAGTTGAAGGTAAAGAGCCTTTCGTCGCCTCAGCTCCAACAGTTATTGAGGTTCCTAAAGAAGTATTACACAAGTTCACCGCACTAGAAGATGACACGATTTATATGTGCATCTTCTCAACAAAAGATTATGAAGACACATTGTTTAAGATGCCAGACAATCTAAATGATCCTGAAGTAAAGAAGGGTATCATTGAAGCATTGAAAACAAAGTTGTGTAATGATTGTGATGGATGTTATGTCTCTAAGTGAATGATATAAATAGTTTTGCCTTCTAACCAAAGGAGCGGTGTTGAAGAACAAAGAGAAAAAGAAGTATCGGGCTATCTTTATATCAGATGTTCATTTGGGTACAAAATATTCTAATGCTGAAAAGTTATTAGAGTTTCTTAAAGAAACCGAAGCCGATAGATACTACTTGGTTGGTGACATTATTGATGGATGGATGATGCGAAACAAAGTCTATTGGCCTCAGGCACATAACGAAGTCATTCAGTTCTTTCTAAAGCAATCCAAAAAATCAGTAGAAGTCTATTATGTCACCGGCAATCACGACGAATTTCTTCGTGAGTATGCTGGCACCGAAATGGGTAACATTAGACTGGTAAACGAGACTATTCATCATGGAGAGAATGGTAAGAGATATCTTGTAATCCATGGTGATCAGTTTGACCTGATTACAACAAACGCCAAGTGGCTTGCTCTTATCGGTGGTTGGCTGTATGATAGAATGATTGATATCAATAGATATTTACAGAATCTATATAGTTATCTAAACATAGAAGGTTTCTCTCTTTCTGCTTGGGCAAAACACAATGTCAAGGAAGCAGTAAACTTTATTGGTGACTACGAAAAGGTAGTTGCCGACGCTGCAAGAAGAAGATGCGTTGATGGAGTGGTATGCGGCCACATACATCATGCTAATATATCTACTATGAATGATATTGAATACATGAACTGCGGCGATTGGGTAGAATCCTGTACCGCACTTGTTGAACACTATAATGGAAAGTTTGAGATTATAAGACGATGACAAACATTACAATCTTTACCGATGCTTGGGATCCACAAATCAATGGTGTTGTCACTACACTAAAGACAACCATCAAGCATCTTGAGAAACGTGGATATGAAGTAAAGGTTGTTCATCCTGGTATGTTTAAGGTGACAGTTCCATTACAGCCATCGACTGGCATTTACATGCCACTTTTACCTATGGGTATCGCCGATGAATATGTGAAGAATGCAAAACACATTCACATAGCAACAGAAGGAAGCATAGGTCTTGCCGCTAGACATTATTGCAAGAAGTATAAACGACGTTATACCACATCGTTCCATACTAAGTATCCAGATTATCTTTATGAACATGCTTATATACCACCAAGAATTACTGGTGGGTATTTTCGTTGGTTCCATAGAAACAGCGATTGTGTTATGGTTCCTACCCCCGCCATGGTTGATTACTGTGATGCATTGGGTATCAAAAACCTAAAGATATGGTCCCGTGGTGTTGATACTGACCTTTTCAAACCAGATCCAAACTGGCAGAAGATGAAAGCGGAGAAGGTCATTCGTGCAATCTATGTTGGTCGAGTGAGTGCTGAAAAGAACTTAGAAGCATTTCTAAGCATAAAGAATGAAAGTATCGCAAAGTTTATCGTTGGTGACGGTCCACAGTTAGAAGAATATAAAACAAAATATCCAGATGCCTACTTTATAGGCAGAAAAACTCCAGAAGAAATCGCTAAACTACTGCAGGTTCAGGATGTGTTCGCATGGCCATCCATGACAGATACATTTGGACTTGTGGTACTAGAAGCAATGGCGTCTGGTCTGCCTGTAGCAGCATTTGATAATGATGTGAACAGACATATCATAGATATCAAATCAGGTTATCTTACAAAAGATAATCTAGAAGTGGCTATCACAGGCGCTTACCTGTTGAAACGAGAAGATGCAGTAGCAAGAGCAAAGCAGTTCTCATGGGAAGCAGCAACTAATCAATTTGTAGAAAATTTGGTATGAATGAACTTGACGAAATTTTACTGGAACAGTTACACTCAGCAAGAAGAAGAATAAGATTGATAAAGAGATTGAAAAAACTCTTGAAGAATGATAAGGGTCTTATCGAAGGAGAGAAACTTGTTGAAAAGAAAATTAGATTTTTTGAATCAATGATAGAAGACAAATCATTGTTGAAGAAAAAAGTTAAAAAGAAAAAACAAAAAGAGTCGGACTTACTCGCAAGGAATCCTGTATATGAATGGTATAGAAATGTATTTTTGTTCACAACAGTTGGTTACAAGATTGTTTGGGATTCGCTCACCGGGTATATGTCCTTTTTCAAGAAGGATAAGGAGTAAATGGCAGGAGATAGAGCGGCCATATTTGGTCAGTTTATTGAACAGTTAGTCGAAAGCGATGTTGGTGTTCTAGAACGAGAAGAAACATATAGGGTTCTATTAGAAGTTCTAGAGGAGTTTGAGATCAAAGGTATGGAGGGTTATCTAAACATAGATCCCGCCTTTGATGAAGTCTGGAATGATAGATATCCGCCAGAGGTAGAAGCCTACGAAGACTAATATATAGTTGTATGACATGGACATACAACAAAGAACCTCTCACTGAAATACCAGGTGGATATGTGGCGTTTGTTTATCTAATAACAAACACTGTCACTGGTAAAAAGTATATTGGCAAGAAACTGTTTAAGTTTACTCGCAGCACCAAGAAAAAGGGCAAGCGAGTAAAAAAACAGGTTGATTCAGATTGGCTTGATTACTATGGTTCCAACAAAGAACTCCTTTCGCATGTTGATCTATTCGGCAAAGAAAAGTTCACAAGAGAAATCCTCTATCTATGTAAGAGCAAAGGTGAGGCTTCGTATGTGGAAGCGAAGGAACAGTTTGACCGAGATGCTTTGATTTCCGAGGAATACTATAACGAATGGATTATGGTTCGAGTAAGGAAATCTCACATCAAAAAATCTCTTGACATTCCTAAATGATCCTGTTATAGTATAAAGAATGAGGTGTGTATGGCTATCGTAATGTATTCCAAAAATGAATGTTCCTTCTGCGACAAGGCAAGGGAACTCCTAAGATCACAGGGAAAGTTCTTTATTGAATATAAACTCGATAGGGATTTTTCCCGTGAGACTATCAAGGCATTATATCCTAGTGCCAAAACTTTTCCTGTAATCACTATTGACAGTCGTTACATTGGCGGTTATAATGAACTTTCCAAACTACATGAGGAAGGGAAACTATGATTGATAAGTATGCTCTAAAGGAAGACTTAAAGAACGGTGTTGTTACCGTTGTCTTTGAGAAGAAAGATGGAACGGAACGCACTATGCGGGCAACCCTATCTGATTTATATGTTCCGCAGGTACTATCTGAATATGATGGACAGGTAGCAAAGCCTGCTCGGCAGTTGAATGATGATGTTCAATCCGTATGGGATATTGACGCAGGTGGCTGGCGCTCCTTTCGTTATGATTCCGTGAAAACACTATTGAAGGAGTAAGTATGGCACATCCACATAAGAATAGACCTCGCAAGGGTCGTCGTAAGATTGGTTCATCTAAACGAAAAGCCCGTCGTCTCAAGGGAAGAAAGAAGAAGTAATGCCTATTAATCTACCAGAAGGAATCCATAGAATGAAGGGTCTAGATAAAGCTAAGATTATCAATGTGTCTGCCACTTCTGATGGTCTCGATTTCATGGATGGTCTTGCGTTACTATTGATTGGTCTAAAACTGACTGACCATCTCGCCACCTGGACCTGGGTCGAGGTGCTTGCTCCTCTTTGGGGACCATTCATGCTATCATGGTTCTGGCGTCTAGTAAAAAGTTCCTTTTTTAACGATGATGAGGATGAAGAATAATGTCAGTTGATAACGGAATCTATGTTCTATTCACGGATCCTGAAAAGGGTCCTGAGTATCGTGTCGCCTATTCGCATTCCATTGGAAACATCTATGGTGACTGGAATGCTGACAAGGCATTATATGAAGGAAATCTTTCCGCTATCAAGGAAACGTTTGGTGAAAGCCAAGTATTTCATACACTTGGAGAGGCTATTGACTTTGCCGAAACCCTAGAGTATGATATAGGAGAAACTGAGGATGGAATCTGTGTGATCAAAGACTTCAAGGACTATGGGTATATATTCGAGTAACATGGCAACTATCAAGATTATAGGTACAGCAAAAAAGGTTCATACTAGATCAATTCGATCCGCAGCGAACTTTTTTTGTGATCACCTCTTGAAACGCCTAAGTAAAACTGTTTATGTTGAAATCAAACTCAAGAAAAACCTATATAAGAATACTAGATGTTTTGGTTTCGCTACATGGACAGATGACGAAGCAAGGAACCATCGTAGGTTCGAAATAGAAATGGATGCAGGTCTTGGACCTGTATTTCTATTTCGAACACTGGCACATGAACTTGTTCACGTTAGGCAGTATGCTAGAAAACAACTAATAGATATGGAGTATGGTAGTTATCAGAAATGGCATGGTGTTATGTTCAATGAACACATGGTCGAATATAAGAAACTACCATGGGAAATAGAAGCAACACAACTAGAAAAAGAACTCTACAATCTCTGGAAAGAACA